GTAAATCTTCCAGTACCAACAACATCTAAATTATAATTTGGAGTCGTGCTTCCAATTCCCAACAAACCTGATGGGTTAAAAACAAGTTTACTGGATGGAACTACAACTGTTGAATAAGTACCAGCACTTGCTGAAGATGGAGTGAGAATTGGATAATAATAACTATTCTCGTCAATTGCAGATATTGTATTTTTTGCTACTCCAATGAGATCAGTACCAGACCCCACAAAAGATGTTGCAGTTACTGAACCAGAAACATTTATATTCCCTAAAACATCAAGTTTTTCTTTTGGTTGAGTAGAACCAATACCAATAGAATAAGAACTTGAGAGAATTATATTTGAGTTTACCTTCCCACCGACAGAAAAATCTGTGCTAACAGAAAATAAAGGAGCATTTACCTGCAGAGTATCTCCACTCTCAATTAATGAAGTTCCTGCTATTCCAGTAAAATTTAGTTGATTTAAACCGAAACCTTTATCTGCCATGAGAGTTTTTAAGTATTTATGTTTTCATTTGAAATGATAAATTAATTATAATAAACTTCCTCTTACGAATCTATATGTGGTCACTCCATTTACTCCAGACTGAGGTGTAACTTGCAATTTACAGTCAGTCCCATCCAAAGTTGCTCCAATTGCAACCAAAGCATTTTTGTTATACATAATGCCATAAGATTCAGCATTTGCAATAATGCCATCTTGCATAATTAAAACTTTTTGAACTTGAATACTGCTACTAAATCCAATATGAACAGAATACTCAACTAATTTGAAGTCTGTAGTTGTAATGGAAAAACTATCTATGGATGTAGTAATTCCAACTGAAGCAATAAAATTACCAGTTCCTGTTTTTACTCCATAAGTTTCAACTTGTAATGGTGTATTTGTGGAAGTTGTTGCACTTCCAATCGTAGTTATGCCAGAGACATTCAATGAAGAAACAGATGCAAAACCACTAATTACATTTGTTGCTGTAGTTGCTGTGCCTGTTAAGTTACCTACAAAACTTGAAGCAGTTATAATTCCACTAGTGTTTATATTAATACTAGAACTTACATTATTTGCTGTAGTTGCTGTTCCAGTTAAATTACCTACAAAACTTGAAGAAGTTATAATTCCTGTGGTATTGATGCTAATTGATGTTGATACTCCAAGTGCTGTAGATGCTATGGTTGCTGTGGTTGCTGTGCCTGTTAAGTTACCTACAAAACTTGAAGAAGTTATAATACCAGTAGTGTTAATGTTTATTTCTGTGGAAACACCAGAAGCAGTGGTTGCTGTTCCAGTTAAGTTACCTACAAAACTTGAAGCAGTTATAATACCAGTAGTGTTTATATTTGATGTTGCAGTTAATCCAGAAGCAGTAGTTGCTGTACCTGTTAAGTTACCTACAAAACTTGAAGCACTTACAGATCCAAGAAACTTACCATTTCCACTTACATCCAGTATTTCAGTTGGAGAATTACTTCCAATTCCAATATTTCCTGAAGAATATACAAATCCACTTGCTGCTCTAATTAAATTACCACTTCCGTGATACATTATTTGATTTGCTTGACCAGGCGCTTTTAGTGAAAATCTAATTGTCGCAATTCCAGTTTGATCGGAAACCCCAGAACCAACTGGATCTACTGACACAATATCACCAACTAAATTAAAAACATTAAAACTATTTGCTGCTCCTACTTGAATATTATCATCAAAAATAGTGAAAGAACCGGGAATTAAACCACCAGTCAATACCTGAGAAGATGCAATCCAATATCTTTTTCCCGGATTATTTTTATTGGCAACGAGTAAATATTGATCACCAGATATTGAAGGTGGTGCTGGATTTGCACCAACTGAAGAAGGACCAACCAATGGATCTCCGAGATCTGGCTCTGCTTGATTTAATCCTAAAAATTCATATCTATCGGATGTGATTCCTGTTCTTGTTTCTTTTTTAACTCTTCCGGAAGTGTAATTATACATTTATATTATCCTTTTGCAGTTTCTAAAACACTCAACACAATATTTAAATTATCATCAGAATTTGCCGAAACTTTAATTACATCACCAGTTTCCAACACAAGTCTTCCGTCTGGAATTAAATTTACAGAATCATTGGGGGGAACAGAAACATTATTTGCAAATTTATAATCAGTGGGAGATTCTGTGCTTCTAGAATGAACAGCAGTCACTGTATAAGTGGTTGATCCTGTTGAGACATTTGTTACTTGTGCCAAAATTACAATTGAAGCAACTCCAGATGGACAAGTATAAATTCCAACGTTGGAAGTGGTTAAATTTTTTCTTACAGTTTTAAATGTATTAAGTGCTACTACTGCCATTTTATCTTCCTAATGCAATGAGTAAAGGTGTTACTGTATTTAACAAACTTTGACTGAAGGATCTTCCACTAATGGTTCCAGTTAATTGATTGATAACTACTCCCTCACCAATTCTAAAGTTTCCTGACTGGTCAGTACTAGTATAAACAACTTCTCCTCCATTTATCCTAACGACTTCATTCTGTTGTCTTGTCACACCACCTTTAGATGGTCTTGCAGATTCAATTGCATTGCCTGCTCCTATATATTCAAATGATATTGTAGATGCAACCTGCAAACTCATTCTAGAGAAATAAGCAGTAGTTCCTGCACTGACTGTATTATTTAGATTTTCAGTTAATGTGATAGTTGAAATGCCAGCAGATGGTAAAGTTGCACCATCAACTTTATAATATATTGGTGCAAGATTTGCAGAAGCAGTTGCCGTAACCCCAGCACCAGGACCACTGATCGTTACAGTTGGTGCAGTTACATATTGATTACCAGTACTAATAACATTAATTGAAACTACTTTTCCATTTTCAATTACAGGAAATGCCTCGGCAGTAATTCCATTTGGACCAGTTGGAGAACTAATTGTAACAGTTGGTTCCGATGTATAACCAGAACCACCATCAGTGACACTTATAGATTCAACAGAATAATATAAGTTTCCAAAATAAATTGCTTGCCCTTGATATGGTCTATTGGTTCCCAAACCAGAAACTGTAATTATATTTTGACCTATAGTAGCATTTGTATTTGCAGTTCCAGTATATCTAAAAATTGATCTACTAGAGTAATCCCCTACACCATTTGAATATAATCCATAAGTTCCGAATGAATTGTTAGAATTGGTAATATCACACTGACCACCAGAAGATGTATAAATCGCAATATCATCACAAATTGTAAAGATAGAAACTAATTGAGCATAACCACCATTGGTAATTGACACTCCAATACCACCTTGATTATATTGTGTATAAGAATCAACACTCATAGAACCTTGAATGCCATTATCAATTTCATCTCCAGGTTCTGCATCAAAACCATTTACCTTTAATCCAATGCTATTTGGTATAAAATTTGTGCAGTTGCGAATATAAGGACCTTTTGAAATAATTCCGACACCAGGTGAGAACGTTGTTCCTTCAAGTTTTGTGCTGGACCAATTGTTACTTGATTGTCCATCATATGCTGATGGTAGTGTTGTATTAATTCCTGCTCCACCAAGAGCACTCAAACCATCATTAATTATTGTAGTCACAATTCCAACACAAGAATATAATGCAGAAATTACATTTGAACAAGAATTTAAATTAGTATTAGATCCAGTTGCAGAATCTGCTTGAATGGAAACATCCTTTACTTGTGTATAATAAGACTGATAATTTCCACCACTTGTTTTTGCAAAAGAAACATTATTAATACAAGACCTTGCAATTCCTACTGCATAATTAAAGGCATCTATTGTTTCGGTTTTAAATCCAACAATATTCTGAAGTGCTCCTCCTGCAGTGTAATATGATTTTCCTGCAACCACACACTTAGAATTTCCACCCCTTGTAATGTCATGGCATACTGCCTTTAATGCAGATACAACACCTTTTCTAATTGTACTTATTCCAGAATTAAATATAGGATTTTTATAATCTGTGCTGGTTAAATATCCTACAGTTTCTTCAGAAATAAAATCAAGATTCATACGAATCATTCTTGCAGCATCAAAAAATCTATGAGTAGAAACTCCAGCAAGTGGTTGAAATGATACTACCGATGCACCATTTGTTGATGGAGCACCAACAAAACTTAAATCTGTTAAATGACATCCATTATTAACGTGGAATAAATCAAGTCCAGTGTTTTGTGGTGAAACTAAACAGTTACGCAACTCTGTTCCTTCCACTGAAACATCTTTTGATAAAACTATTGGATTATTTTCAACATAAGTTCCTGGAAAAACTTTAATTGTATCTCCAGGTAAAGCAAGTGCTGCTGCTGCTTTTATAGTTTTCTTTGCATCATTATTCAACAATCCAGTGTTTGAATCATTTCCTTCAAAGGAAACAAAGATTGTTTTTCCTATAGTAGTGCGAATTCCTACATTAACTATTCCCTTTCCTGCTGTTTGTGTAGATGTTAAAGTAAGACCGGTCCCAATATTAATTTGAGTTACAATACCTACTATGGATTCCCCATTTCCAAGATAATTATTAGTGAAAATTGTTGTTGCAGTTAAAAGACCAACAGTAGCAGTTCCAGAAACACGAACATCAGTTGCGGTTAAAAATCCTATAGTAGCAATACCAACAGAGGCAAATCCTACAGTTGCAATACCAATTGATGCAAGTCCGACATTTGCATAACTAATTGTTGCAATTCCAATAGAAGCAGCAGCAGCAACTATTCCTCCACTAAAATTACCAGAAAATGTACCTGCAGTTAATATTCCCGATACTCGTACATTTGTAAAAGTTCCAAATCCTATTGTTGCAATTCCAATTGATGCTGCAGTTCCAACCAATAAACCCGATGTAATCCTAGTATTATTAATAAAATCAAGGGTTGCATCATACGAAGATAATGTATTAAGACCAGTGAGTGTATTTGCAGTAACAATTCCCAAAGTTGCATTGGGTGAATTTAAATTAGTTGCAGTTAAAAATCCAACAGTAGCAGTTCCAGAAACACGAGCA